TTCTGGCGCAACACTCATAACGGCTGGTCATCCTCGGTCGGGCCTCTGGATGCCGCTTGCAATGCGCTGCGGATTCCTGCGCGCGCGGCCGCTAACGTCTGGTCTCGATTCCGGTCAAAAGCTGGCTGCATAAATGGCCGCGCGGGTTGTGGTGGCACGTTGCGCTCTGGGCTTCCCTTTGTTCCGAACTCGTACCAGTAGGCTTTGGCAAACGCCCATATCGCCGCGCCCTTTCTGCGCGACATGCGCTTGCTGGTGTCGAACGGGTTGGCGCTGATCGAAATAAACCGCGCACCCGGCCCAATAACGGCTGTCATCCCGTCTCTGCCTTTTTTGATAGCGATATTGCTAACGATATCTGAAGGTGGCGAAGTCGGCCTGTCGCCGCTCCTAGGCGCGCCAGCGATCATGTCAGCCTTCATGCGCTCCGCGCCGTCGTCGATTGCTTCGCGCGTTTCTGTCAGCAGCTCCGGCTCCATGCGCCGCAAAGTGCGCCGCAATTTTGCGAAACCGCGAAACCGCGCGCGACTCATACTGCCACCCCATCACGCGCATCAATGTGCAAATACTGATGCTGCCGGCCGCGATAGCCAACCCATGTAATGTTCATTCGACGACCAAACCACTCCAACACGTCATCAGGCTTGATCGCCTGCGCTTTAGTGCTGTTGCGAATTGCGAACTCATAATCAGCCGGGTTTTCTGTCTGCTGCGCGTGGTCACGCTCGCGGCCAGACTTTGGTCGCACCTGCGCCCAGACTTTCACGCGCGGCACCAGCTGCACGTCAAGGACACCGTTCGCCTTGCGCACCTGGCGCTTTTCAAAAATAGTGACGCGCTGATTCAGCTTCCCAATCATAGGCCAAGCGACCGTTCAGTTTGCAATAGCGCATAAGCTGTTGCCTGCACCTCATGCGGTGTTGCTTCGGTCGTCACTGCGCTGCGGTGTTCGTACCAGTGCGCGATTAACAGCAACATCGCCTGACGCACAGTGTTCGGGCTTGTCGATGGGTCGGTCTGCCCGGCGCGATACACCAAACGGCCAACGCGGCGATCGCTGCGGATCTCGTTCCGAATGACCGATAGCGTGTAATCGGATTGGTCGATCGTGTCGCCGTCGGTGTCCTCGATGCTGGTGACCGANGTAATGCCGGCAACAGGCAGCGTAAAGATATACTTCGCGTCTTTGTGCGATCGAGGCACGTACTGATCTGGCGACCATTCAACAGTAATTTCTTGGTCTAGTAGCGCGCGAGCTAAAACCTGCTCACAATGCCTGCGCGCGGCAGGAATCAGCGACAACAGCAAACCGTCTTCGTCGTCGTCATCAACGCGGCAATGTGTGCGCACGTCATGCAGCGTAATCGGCTCGACAATCGGTTGCTCTGTCGTTGCGTATCTCACTGCGCCCACCCCGTTTCGCGCGGCCTTGGCCTTCCATGATAACAGACCACGGACGCGTTGCTACGTTCACGATCAACCTTGTACGAAACAAACTTGCCCGGAAACAAGTCTTGAAAAAACTGCGGCCGTATCCATTGCTCAAGATATTTCTGGTGGCTGCGTCCNGCGCCTTGCGGGTCTTTCAGGTAAGCATCAAGAATGCCGCGCCATTGGCTGCCGTCAGACCATGCCATCACGCACGATTGCAACGCGCGCGGATAATAAAAATCCGATACGGCAGTAAAGGCGTGAGGATAGCTCGCGATCTCGGTTAGGTCACCACAGATAACCGTGTCCAGGTCAAAAAACAGCACCGCCCCTTTGAGATAAAACAGCTCAAGCTTTGACCACCAGCCCGGCAAGTCATGTTTTAGCGGTATTCGCGAGCACGGCACATCAACGTCAGACAGACACACGAACGAATGCCCTGACAGGTGCCTGTCAACGCCATCGCGCAGCCGCTCGACGTATTCAGCGTCATAGTCCCCGCCAGACCTTAAAACACATGCAACGGTAATCATTTCGGCAAGTAGCTCATGCTGGTTGGTTGTCCGTCGATCCATGATCCTACGTCACGATCGCGCAAATGATACACATACAGACCTTCCGCCCTAGACAATCGCCAGTAGCTTGCCGCAATGCGCTTGCTGTAATTGCTGTCCACGTCAAAAAACCCATCATTGAATGGCCCGACCTCGCGCCAGCATTGAACCCTCAAAGCCATCAGCATACCGCTGCACGACAAGATATCGCTGACCGCGTACTTGTGCCGCGCCCATAAAATGCGGGCATATGTGCGATGGTCGGCGATCGAGTCAGACTTTGGCGCTTTGGTGTCCCGCTGGTGGCCGTTGCCAATCCTGTTTGTCCAACAGGTCAGCATCCCGATAGACGGATTATCTGTCATGATTTTTTGTATAACATGATGCCAGTGAGGATTGCATTGGAATATATCGTGATCGACAAACAACACAACGTCAGACTTTGTCTCGCGCATTATGTCGTTGTAAGCAGCGCCAAGATTGCCTGTCACGTCGTAAGGTATGCGTGCTTCAATCGTTATCATGTGCGATCGCTTGTATCAGCTTTTCAATGCCAGGATGGCCATAATCAACAATAACTTGCCTGCCATTATACGTGCCTAAGTTTGCTGCGCGGTGGGAGTCGGAAACAACTACGCCGCAAACGACAGTCTTGCGCNNAGGCTCTCTAAGCACAGGGTCACAACGCATCATAATTAGCAGACCGTCGTCTGTTAGATTAACGCACGGCGCAAACAAATACTCGTAACGTGTGCCCTTTATTGCGCCCCACGCGCGCCACTCGCGCTCATTGCAGGCAGCGTGTACGTCTTTTTTAACAACCCACAACGGATTATCAGGATGTTGGTACACATAGCGAGTATTGCCAACGCCGATTAGCAAACGCTTTTGACACAAGTGCTTAACAGACTTGATCGGCAAATCGTATCTCGGCAAGATCAATGCTGATCTTGGGGTTGCATTCATTACTGGCACACCGCGCGACTCAATGCTTGCAGCAAGCTCGTGCATGTTGCGCACCCATCGTTTGTATAGGTTGGGGCCGGGGTTTGTAAGCTGCCGATGATCGCCGTGGTAATGCTGCCGGCCATCGTCCCCTTGCAGCATGTCAAAGCCAACAAGCACAATCTCCGCAGCGCCTAGGTGATATGCCAGGCTAACCGCCTCATGCCCGCTGTTTCCACCGCCAGACACCATGCCGTCAACAAGCGTCGGATTTTGCCGCATCCGGTCAATGTGCATCAGTGCAAAACGCTTGGCGCTGTGCTGGTCTGACGTGTACTTGCAGCACCTTAAATCGCGCCACTGCNGCTCGTAATGCTGCCACCACTGCAAGTCTGCCNCGTACAAAATATGTGGCGTTACTCCAATGAATCCGGCGTTGTTGACGGCGATTGTTTTGCCTTCCGAGCGCGCGGCTTCCGCTTGGGCTTTGGTGAGGCTTGGGCCGCTGGCGATAACGAATACTCGCTGACCTCCCCATGCTCCAAAGGGACGACCGGCTCAGGCTTTACCTCCATTGTCTGCGCTGCGATTGGCTGCGGCTTTACCTGATAGCGACGCACAACGCCAAGCTGCTCGAAATATTCTGCCAGTGCCTTGTTTTGCACGATGACCACCTCACCGGGTTCGTATGTCCCTATCGCTGTCGATGAAAAATGCTTTGTTGCGATGTATCGCATTGCCAGTCTCCANACAAAAAAGGCGGGCCGAAGCCCGCCTATATGTTACACCAGCAACCTTAGTCCAACAGCAGGTCACCAAAGCGAACAGCTGACGGCTGGTAGACAGCCATCGCGGCGCGCATTTCGGCACGGAGGGTCATGAGGTTGCGGGTAAAGTCATCGTTCACAAAGCCAAGCTCGATGCTGACACCCTGGCGCGTCCAAAGCTCGAATGCNTTGCTGTCGGCAACGTAGAACTTGCCGGCTTCAACGTCGTTCGACGGAACAACAGACATGCCCCAAACAAGCGGAGTCAGGCCGTTGTTGACGTAGGTGACAGCAGCGCCATCAGCGAGTGCATACGCACTGCCTTGGATCTTCTCGCGCTCAATCGCGCCCCAATCGGCCGGGTTGATGAAGACCACGTTCGGCGTGAAATCAGCACCGATGACCGCATACTTAGCACGGTTGATCGAGTCCAGCGCAATGTCGCCGCTGGTCGGCGTGAACGCGGTGTGACGACCGGATGCCGACAGGCCTGCGATGTTCGGGCTGGTGCCGTCACCGCGCAGGATCTGACGCTGCAACCGCTGCCNAACGCCGTGCGTCAGGCGACGATTGACATAGGCTTCTAGCGCCGGCGCATCGTCCATGACCTGACGAGACAACTTGATCCAGTGCGCAATGGTGCGAACCGGCTCCTCGACAAGCTTAAACGTCAGATCCGACTCAGCCTTGACGGCGCCTTCAATCTGCTCCTTCGCCTCGTCAACGAACGTGTCTTCCTGCGTGTAATGCACCTGATTGCTGTTGGTTTGCGCAACAGACACAAAATCAAGCACAGTCAGCGCACGGAATGCACCAGGCACAATGCCGGGCTGGCGATCAGGCGCAACGATGATATCGCTCGGATCGAGCGGCGAACCAGCCGAACCAAGAATCGTGTTCTTGACCTCATACTTGGCATTTTGCGTGCTGCCGGATTTAAGCGCAGCAAACGCGTCGGACTTAACGAACTCACTGCCGATTGTCTCGGCCTTGGTGCGCGACTTGGTAAACCCGTCAGCCTGACGCTGCACAAGGTCTGCCATCTTGGCCGACAGCTCGGCGTGCTTTTCCGACAGCGCGTCAATCTGGCCGGTCAGCTCGGTCGCGGCCTTGCCGTGCTTTTCAATTGCGCTGGTGTG